AGCTATCGACCCGATGGCGGTCAACGGGGATAATGATGATAGTTTATCCCTGCTGCCTGTGCAGCCATCACGCTTGAATCATTTACAGCGGGTACCGTAGGCAGCGCATTGGGTGTGTAGGCGGTCTGCGGTGGTGTCTGATACCGGGCATCTCCATTCGGTAGGGATGCTTTCGGCTTGAATTTTGCAGTGTCCGGGAATTTCGTATTATGCCGCCAGTCTTTCAACAGCGTTTCCTCACGCTCTAACAGGGTGCCAATGTAAACCAACTGCGCGGGCAGTTCCTTTTGCGGCGCAATGCCCATGTCAAGCCCGGTGTTCAGCCGGGAAAAATGAAACTCATCCATGATGAATTGCAAGCGATCAAACAAGGCCTCACAGTCGGCCACGGCCTGCGCCTGCAATTCCTTGCGGCGGTGCAAAAGCTCATGGTCAAGTTTGCCGCCGCTGTACGGATAGATGCCGTTCGCGGCGATGATGTGTTCCATCATCGTGTTTAGCAGATTCACGGTTGGGTAGGTGAGAATGGGTCGCCATTTCTTGGGAATATACTTTTCCTGCATGACAAAGCCGGACAGGGCGCAGCGCAGTTCCACGGCGTTCTTGTAGAACTCCATTTCAGAAATGCTACGAAATCGGGATAATACGTTACTCATGGTTCACCTGATGCCGCGCCCACAAGGGGCGCGGGGATATTAGTAGGAGATTTACGAGATTCGGAAGCAGACGGGCGCGGACAGCCACGTGGCGGAGGCACTGTTG